TGATGCCTCCATAAGTTCTTCATCGATGAGACCTTCGATGTCTTCAATGTCAGGTAGTGTATCTTCCTGAATCTCAGTGACTTCAAACTCTTCGTTATGAGGAAATCCTTTTAATGGATTACCAAACACTTGACTGAAGTGTTTCTTTTTCTCAGTCTTTAACTGTCTCTGAGTCTCTTCGATATACTCTTCAATTGTTTGACCAGGCGTATCTTCCTGATATGCACGTTTGATTTCGTCAGTTCCAATCTCATGGACACCGTTATCATGCTTATTTCCGTTCATTATTTCTCCTTTTTACTGAGATATGCAGCTATTGCCATATCTCTAATTTTTTTGTCTGATTTACCTTTAAACTGTGGTGCATCTGATTTTCTAAAGTCATCTATGTAATCACCTGCATCAGAGTTTGCATCTAGTTTCTCGTTCATTTCATCTGCATCAAGTAAATCTTCTATTGCAAATCGTGCTTGTCCTACTGCTTTATTTGCTTTGTTTTTTAAGTCTCTGTCCAAGTCTCTCATTCTAATAATCTTATCTTGAAGTTGGTCTAACATTTTATGCCTCTTTTCAAGATAACTTCTATCAGAACCCTTCATTGCTTCTTCTAATTCTTCACTCATTACAAGTGTCGATAGTTGATTAATGACTGTTGACAACATAGGTGTTGGTATTGATGCTAACACTCTAAGTTGGTCTTTTGTAAGACCTTTAATCTTTTGCAGTTTCTTTTTGATGTCTTTGTTTTCTTCTAAATCATAATCCATTTTCAAGAATAGATGATTCTTCTGTTGTTTTTTATCAGTAACACTTGCACCAATGATAGAACCTAATCTTTGAATATATCTCAATCCTTTTTCAGGATTTTTACCATATTCAATCTCGGCTTTTCTTTTCCATTCTTTGACCATTGTGTCTAGAATCTGACGTACATTAGCAACAAGTTTACCTTCTTCTAATTCTTCAGACTGGACTTCTTTTCTTTGTTTCTCTCTTTCCTTCTCTGCTTCTACACTACCCTTTGCAGTGTCTTGTTGTCTTTCGTGTCTACCCTTGAGTGTCTCTAGTTCTCTCTCATGACGTGCTTTAAGTTTCTCTAACTCATCAACGTGTTTTGCTTTTAAATCTGACACTGCATCCTCTGTGACCTCTTCTTTAGGTACACAGTTTGGAACCATTTTACCACCTTTCTTCTTCATACCTTTTTGAACATGTGTGTCCCAACATGGGTCTTCACCAAACATCTTCTTGTATTGTTTAGTGTACTTAGATGGTTTAGTGTCTGCGCTCTTATCGCCTGGAGCAGGTTTGTATGCAGATGCATCATCATCTGCCTTCTTACCATGTTTTGCAAAATGAGCTGCACGTTTCTCTTTTGTCTTCTTAGACATCTTATCACCGTCAGCATCAGCTGCATAGTATCTTTTAGGTTGAGTACCTTTTCTGTCCTCAATATCTTTGTCCTGTGCAGTTTTAATTTTTTCTCTTAATTGGTCTAACATATTATTTCAGTGCAGATTGAGGCACTCCTTTCTTAATAAGTAATTCGTTTTCCTTCCATGCAAGTGCTTTCTTATTTGTTGGGAACGAACTTGTCCATGACAACATTTTACCGTACAATGAATTGACCTTTTTCTTTAAGGCTGCATGGTCATCGTCGTTTACAATTTCTATAAAGTTTTTACCGAATAATTTTCTGAACTCGTTAACATTTTTCTGTGATGCATTCCAATCTGATGTCACAACTTCTTTTGGAAGTTTTCTTGCACGTTCATCATTTCTTGCCTGTGCAAATTCTAATGAAGTGTTAACGAATATCATTTTGTAATCGTAACCTGCTTGGTCTAACATCTTCTTATAGTTTTTAATCTTAGATGCCTTTGCACCTGTAGTGTCAAATATCATTCCAAGTCTTCCTGCAATATAGTTACCCATCTGTTTACCAGTGATTTCTTTTGCACGTGTTCTGATTGGGTCTCTGAGTTCTGCATCCATGGTTCTTAAGTCAAGACCAAGTCCTGCCTTTTTCAAACCATTCTCAAATGCCTTGTCAGTGTTTACAATCTTTAATCCTAATGCAGTCAATCCTAGTTCACTAACTACTGTTGATTTACCTGAACCAGGCCCACCCATCAAGAACACTGCCTTGAAGATGCCTGGGTCATACACACCCTCTTGTATCAAGTCTTCTACCATGTATCGAGGTAAGTGTTGTAGGTCTTCTGTTAGACCCATTCCTTTTCGGATTGCCTTGTATAATTTCTCTGCATGTCTCTTACCTGTTGAAGGAACACCGTCTTTAAATGACTCAAAGTCTCCCTTCTCTGCAAATGCTCTCATCTTGGATGCACTCATTCCTGACACATCATCGGCGTCAGGGTCACGGTCTCCTGCAGAAACAACTTGAATCTCATCAAACTTGTAGAAACCATGACGACCTTTCACCGAATTATACTTGTTAATGATAGTGTCAAACTCTCTAATTCTGTCTGAACCTACGACCATTCTAATCTTAGTGTAACCTTTATCGTGTAAGAATGTTAGGATTTGGAAAATCTGTTTTACATCTGCATCAACGACATTTACTTTTTTACCAAAGAATGTCTTTAAAAACTTGATTTTATCTTTATGTGATAATGGATTCTTTACCTTATCGTTTGAGTGTGATGAAAACAACAATGCATCACCGTATCCTTTTGCGACTTTATTTAACTTGTCAACTAATTTTTCGTGACCGTTTGTGGGAGGATTGAATCGACCAAAGGTGAACACTGCACCTTTACCCTTTGCCTCTGATAACCACGATGTAAAATTCTTATTCGGCATTTTTCTTAGTCTTCTCCTGTTCCTTCTTACGAATCATAGGTAACAGTTTCTTTGCAAGTTTCTTGATTGCAGCTTTCTTTTTGTCTAACTTTTTCTCAAGTGCTTGTCTTCCACTCATACCCAATTCATTCTTATCTTTGTCTTTTAATAGTTTCTTTGCAACCATTCCACGTGCTTGTTTCTCTGCACGTTTCTGTAATTTTTTAGGGTCAAGATTTTTCTTCTTCATCGCCTTCTTACGTTTTGCAAGAATCTTATGTTTGTTCTTTCGGAATGCTTTCTGTTTCTTCAGACGAGTTGCCATTGAGTCTGCTTCTTGCATCTCTTCGAAAATTTCTCTGAATGATTTTAATTCCATAATACTATTTATCCCAGTTTTTAGCCGCATTAAAGTTATTCTGACTGAATTCCATACGGTCAACTAACTTGACTGCACTCCCATCACGGTCAATCGCAACATAACCTTCAGGGTTAACTGCCTTAAATCCTGTTGATGTCTTGACAAATGTACCAATACTTTTGACTTTATTCAACCCTTCGATAATTACTTGTTTTGATACTGCCATTAGTGTCTGAAACTTAGTCAATGCTTCTATGAGTTTTTTTAATCCACGAAGTTCTGCGTAGAGTTGTTCTCCAATCTCTCGTTTGATTTTTTTTGTCTTTTCCATCTTAACTTTACCGACTACTTTTATTCTCCAGTAGTTCTCAAAGTGTTTTAGATAACCGTTGTAGGTTGGTTTGAATTTACCCTGACGTATTTGTGCATTGCAATATGTCTTGTAGGTTGCACCTGCACCTTTCTGATTTATTGCAGCCTGAACTTTATTAAATTTATCTAGGTCTTTCTTTTTGATATTGTGGAATTGTTTACCCACCTCTGAAAGATTTTTTGTCAGTTTGACTGTCTCTTTTGCAGTAAGTGTCGCATTACCTGATACATCTTTATAGGATGCATCATCCACCCAAACATCTTTAGATGCACCCAGTTTTGATATGTCTGCACCGAATGATGCAGATAGGTCTGCAATAGTTGGGCCTCTGTAAGTGGTGTGAAACACAATACCAAGTTTTGCGTTTGCAATTTTTTTACCTAGTTCTGATTTTGTTTGAACACGATACACTATAGTGTTAGGGCCGAACTGAATGTAAGAATCAAAATCATCTGTAATCATTTCTTTGTCGGATTCAGTAAACATCAAGTCGCCTTGAAGTATATCATCACCCCATGTTAATGCAGAAAGATATTTGTAACATGCAAGAAACTTTGTTTCCAAGTCTCCTTGTATGTCAGGATCGTCTTTGATTTCTTGTTCAGTAGTGTAAAACTTTGGTTCTTTATTGAAGAGAGACTTCTTTGCAACAAAGAATCGACCATCTTCAGGATGTTTCCCAACAAAGATTGCAGGAGCACCATCCCATTTCACTGTCATGTCAACACTTCTTTTAACGTTACCCTTCATCATGTCACGAAGACCACGAAGGAAGTTTATAGATGCACGACCACCATCAATACCATTGTTGATGATTTCGTCTTCTAAGTGTTCTAAATGTAGATTTTTGACTGCCATAATAGTAGTATATCACCTTTATCGATGTAATACTACTATTTATGGTAATTTAATTTTTATACTGTGACTTCAACGTTTGTGTCGGTGTCTTCACCTGCATCCAATCTTGCTTGTAATGCATCACGGTCTGCAGTTAGAGCAGTCAATTGTGTGTTCAATCCAGCAATTCTATCTGCATCTGAAGCTTCAGTAAGATGAACGTCATTTGTCCAGTCAGTCCACATTGTAAACATAGTCAATTCTTGACCAGTAGATGAGGATGATGCATCAGGATTTGCTGTTCTCCACGCAGGCCAGAATCCCTCACGACCAGCTGCAGTGATAGTATATCCTTCCATTGTATATGCTCTACTAACACCGTTCAACCAATCCAAGTGATGTTGGACTTTATTGATTTCAGTATTTAAATTAGATATTTCGTCTGCCCATGCCATAGGTATCTCCTAAGTAAATTTACACTACTATTTAGGATTTTGACAACGGCGACTTAGATAGTTTATCTTCGATTCGTTTGATTTTTGATGTTTTTTCAGATACTACTGTTTGGTCTCCATCCTTTCTAGCCTGACGGAGTTCTTTTTTCAGTTCAATCTTTCGTTGCAAAAGACCGATAACATCCTGTGATTTCAAAGTTTTCATAATTTGTATTATTTATACCACTTTTCATTATAACAAAAAAAACCCTCTATGACAAGAGGGTTTTTGAAAAATGGCGATCTAGAGGGGACTCGAACCCCTGACCTCCGCCGTGACAGGGCGGCATTCTAACCAACTGAACTACTAGACCGTGGTACCCTGTAGGAGAATCGAACTCCTGTTGCATGGATGAAAACCATGTGTCCTAACCACTAGACGAACAGGGCAAGATGGAGCGGATGGTGAGAATCGAACTCACGTTCCCTGTTTGGTAAACAGGAGTAATCACCGTTATACTACATCCGCTAAGTAACTTCGTTGTAGATACTTCCTACTTCTGATTCAATAGAACTTATGATTGAATCTAGATTACTAATGTTAGAATTAATTTCTGACATTGTAGATTCTAATTGACTTAGATTACTTTCCATTTGGTCTAACATACCCAATGTTTTCTCTTGTTGAGCTATAACCTCTTCAATCATTTCTTTCTGTTTTTGAAATATAATTTCGTCTCTATTCATAATTAAAAATCTCCTTCTGCAACTTGGACACATGTAGTTCCTCTGTCTCTCCACATCTGAACAACCTTGTTTCTGTCATCGAACACTAGGTCAATCTTACCACCCATTTCTTCGAACTTATCTGCAAGGTCTCTTTTGAAGACTTCATCAGGTTCGTAAGAATCGTTTGGTCTAAGGAAGACACCTTTATGACCTTCACCTATCCACTCTTTGATTTGTTTCTCAGTAATTTCTCTCTCAGACTCATTTCTTGCAGAGAAGAATGCAACGTCATCACCAGCCTCAATGTATCTCTTTGCGATATCACAAACCCATTGAACAGGTGTGTCATCAACTGTTGCACTTCTAAATGCATTCCAATCAGGTTTAAAACCTTTCTCACCATTTACAAGATGTCTTCTGTGATTGACATCAGCAATGGTTCCGTCTACGTCAAATATTACTACCATGTTTATATAATATCAAAAAGTGAGGGGCTTTGTCAAGTAATTTGCACTCTTTTTTGTAGAATTGCAATCTCTTTTTTCTGACGGTCATTTGGTTCTTTAACCTTCAGAAGTCTTTCCAAGGCACCCTTTCTTCTGTTTACGATGTTCTTTTTTCTAATCATATCTTAAAGTCCGAAAATTTATCTTTTCCTCTGTCGAACACTGGAGTGTCATCATTGTCTATTGCAGAATCAACTAACTCTTCCTGTGCTTCCTGTTCACAATCATACAACTTCATTCTACTTCTATCAATACCGATTACAAATCTCTTGAAGATTGTAGGGTCATTGTATCTGTTTTTCAATTGTTTTACAACCAACTGGTCTAGTTCCTCTAGTTCATCACTGGTAATCAATGCGAACATCAAGTCTGCAGTTGCAGGTAGACCAAATGATTCTGAAGTGTCTTCAAGTCCAATATCAGTTGAACCATATCCACTACGTGTAGTCTGTGTTGCACTTACGATTGGTACATCATACTCCACTGCAAGTCCTCTAAGTTCCTCTGCAATACTCTTGACCAAAGTGTAAGAGTTTGCACCTGAACCAGGCCTGATTCTATGTGATGAACAAATGTTTAGATAGTCAATAAAGATGATGTCAGGTTGAAAGTCTTTCTTGATATCCAACTCCTGTAACAAGTGTCTGAAGTGACCTACGTGTGCAGCTGCAGTTGGATATTCTTTGACAATCAGTTTACCTTTAGTCTTCTCTTTGAGTTTCTCAATCTTCTTGTCATACATCTTTTTGTTCATGTCAGGAAGTTCTTTCATAGGAACGTTCATGATATTTGAATCAATACGTTCTGCGATTCTCTCTTCTGACATTTCAAGTGTAATGTATAACACGTTCTTGTTCATCATCAAACAACTTGCGGCCTGATGACACATGAACAATGATTTACCAACACCTGTTCCTGCGAGAACAATATTAAGTGTCTTGTTTGGTAGACCACCTTTTGTAATCTTGTTGAAGTATTCCAAGTCAAATGGAATCTTCTCTTCTTCGGTGTGATAGAATTCAAAACGTGCATCGGCATCATCCAACTGGTCATGACCGATGTGTGTGTCGAAGGATACGGAAAGTGCATCCTTTAATAGTTCAGGTATTTCACCTCTTGACCTTTGATTTTTCTCATCCAAAACTTCGATAGAGTTCATGACTGCAATATAGATTGCTCTGTCCTTACACCACTTCTCAGTTTCATCTACTATCCAATCATTAGCAGAGTCTTCCTTGGATGAATCAATCTCCTGTAGAATTTTTTTAGTGTTCTTGACAACATTGTCACTAAGTTTAGTGTTGTTATCAATATTAATGAGAAGTGCTTCTACACTTGGAGCTTTCTGATATTTCTCAAAGTAATTGCTTACTTCGTTGAATACAGTTTGTTCGTCAAGTTCACTGAAATACTCTTCCTTTAGAAAAGGAAGCACTTTCCGTGTAAAAGATTCATTCCGAATCAGATTCTTGAGTATCGTCTTCTCTAGTCTTACTTCCATACTTACAATATTCTTGTGCGTGTGCCTCAAGT